CCCTAGGCGAGCGGATCGCTCGTGATCAGTTGCCGCCCGAGGGGCCCGTGCTCGAGCCGCCACCGGAGGCCCCACCGCTGCCTGCGGTCGACGAGCCAGCCGTCGATGCACCGGCCGACGCGCTGGACGTCGCTCCGGGGGAGCTCGAGGCACCGAGGCTGCCGGCCTTGGCGGTCTCTTCCGGGGCATCGGCCTCGTCGGTCTCGGCGACCGTGCTCTCGACGGGCTCGCCGTCCTCGTCGACCTGGATGAGGTCGTAGAGGCCCTTGTGCTCGAGGATGAGCTGGGCGATCGCTTCGTCGACCTCGACGGGCTCATCGACCGGGAACACGAGGGGCGCTTCGAGGGTGACCTCGGGGGCGTCCTTCGGCTTGATGCGGTTCAGGTCCTTGGCCGTCAGCGTGTAGCTGCTGGAGTGGTCGTGGACGTACTTGAGGAACATGTCATTGCCTTTCGGGCGTAGTGGATGTTGCTTGGTACCGGGCGTTCCTGCAGACGGTGTGCATGTCATCGTCCTTGAGATCGACCGAGTCTTCGATCCATTCCCAAGCGCAGAGGTTGCCTGCACCCACGATGGACTCGATGGCTTCCCGGCAGTGCTCCATCATCTCGTCGACGACCATGTAGTCGCCGGGCTCATCATGGCACCACACCTGGGCGATGTCACGCTTACCGATGTTGCTCATGCGGTACGCGTTGTGCAGTCGGATGAGGACGAAGGGGCGGGCGGGAACGTTGTTCAGCGACCCCGAGGAGGCTACTCGTCCGTCGACGATAGCCTGCAACCCGGTATGGCCCATGAGAGCAGCGTAGAGTTCTGTGCGTCGAGTCATTGGATCCTCAGATCAACCCGTTGAGGTTTGCCATTACCTGCGGACCCATGCGCTCCATCGTGGGAACGATGATCGCGTATTGCCCTGACCACTTGACCTCGAGCCAGATGCCGTAGTCCACTGAGTGGAACAGCTCGATGGTGTGGAAGAAACCTGAGTTGCTGGCTTCAGCACCCAGGCCCTCTCGTGCCTCGCCTGTCTGGTCTTCCCAGGGGGCGTTGGCCTTCATGTACTCCTCGATATCTGCAGCAGCCTGATCCAGGGCTTCCCCGATCATGAGATTGACTGCAACGGGGAAACCCCGAAGGCGAGGGGTCAGGGTGTTGTAATACCAGTAAACCCCGCTTCGAGCCATTACTCCGCCTTCTGGTCTCGCACCACAACGTAGCCGGAAGTGCGGTTCCCCCTCTCAGGGGAGACGTGAGCCACGAGCCACTCGGTCTTGCGACCCTCAGCATCCGTGCTCACGAAGATGTCGTCCTTCTCGATGCTCAAGTTCGGCATCCCCACGATCTGGTGGGTGACATCCGGGAGGTTGCCCTCGTCGGTGGTCATCTTGCTGCGGTCCCAAACGTTACCGCTGAGCGGCACGAGACGAACCGTTTGAGGGGCGAGGGTGGCCGGCGGCAGGGCCCTTCTGCCACCAGCCTCCGTCTCTTCCATCATCGAGCGCTTGATGACGATCTTGCACGGGTCAGCGTCGATGAACGCCCGAGTGTTGCGTCGGGCCATCTGGCGTTCTGCTGCTGCGGTCATGATCGTTCACTTGCCCTGCTGATCGCATGGGACCTCGCTCGAGGGGCCCCAGTTGATTCGGTCTCGAGGATCTTGATCTGAGCGAGGGCCTGAGCATGGAGGTTGCTCATGGCCCGCTTGGAAGTCCCCTCGGTGGTGTCCACCAGGTTTGCGAACTCAGCTGCCTTGCGGCGCCAACCCTCGAGCACTGCTCCCTCCACACCACCGTAGGTGGCGAGCAGGTCGAGGATCTCTGCGTTCGTGAACATGGTGTCTGTGTCCGCACCGTCCTGGGGGATGCGCTCCCCCAGCTTGGCCCGGACTTCCGAGGAGTCGCTCATCAGGACCCCTCGGTGTCCTCGTCCTCCGCGTCGTCGGCGAGGAGTCGAGCGATGAGCTCGTCCTTGTTGCCTTCGACGGGGAGGCCACGACGCGAGAGCTCGGCACGACGGTCGTCGTTGTTCCATCCCTCGTCGTAGTCCTCGGGCTCACCGCTGCCCTCGTCTTCCTCGTCGTCGTCCCCGCCCTGCTCCTGGCGAAGGAGCTCGACCGCTCGGTCGTACTCCGCCTGGGTCAGGCCGGCCGAGTTGATGGTGCCGGTGTGCACCTGGTCCTCGATCGGGGTGGGGGCGAACAGGTTGCCGGTGGCGGCCGCACGGCGCTCCGGATCCTGCATGATGGAATCGACGACGTCCTGCGGCAGCTTGCCTCGGCTGAGGGCATACTGCAGGTCTTCGTCGCTGAGCTTGGTCGGATCGCTGAGATCCAGCTGCTTGGACATGTGTTCCTCTCTCCCACACCCACCGACCGAGGGCCGAAGCCCTCAGCCGGCAGGGTGATGTGGGGGTGGGTCAGGCGTACTGCGACGGAGCCGCGTACGCGCCGGCGGTGATCTTCATGACGACGCCTGCGCCCCGGTGACGGATGCCCGTCCCGAGACCGTGGCGGTAGAAGGAGTCCGTCAGCGGGTAGTCGTTGTCCGGGCCCTTGACGAGCTGCAGACCACGGACCGACGCGTTGGCGTGCTCCCGGATGCCGATCATGTTCCCGAGGGACTCCTCGCCTCCGGTGGCGAAGGCCACCATGTACCCGGCGGGGATGTACTCCTCCTCGATGACGTTGAACGGGCCGTAGGTCCCGATCTCGCCCGGGATGCCCGAGCCGCCCGGCTGGCCCACGATCTGCTTGGGGTCCCGCAGGATCCCGCCCCCGACGTTGCCGTTCGGGATGAAGTCGTAGGCGTCGCCGCCGGCCACCGTGAAGCCCCGGATGACCTGGGCCTCCTGCCGGTTGGCCAGCAGCACGAGCTGGTAGCCGTTGGTCATGCGGTAGCCGTGGTGGAAGAGGTGCTCTTCCATGTCGTCGAGGTCACCCGAGTCCACCGTGCCAGCGCCGGAGGCGAGGTAGTGGGTGTGGGTGTTGTCGAACGTCGTGGTCTTGTACTGCGGCGGCACCGTGCCGTCGCCGTTGTACAGGGCGTAGACGTTGTAGGCGGCGCCGTTGATCTCGGCCGTGCGGTTGGCCGGGTTGAACACCGCCTTCATGATCCGGGTGAAGACCAGGCGGTTGTCCGCCTCCAGCGCCTCGTTGGTGAGCGCACGGAGCTCCTCCGAGGTGGCATCGACCAGGAACTTCCACGTGTAGCGGATGGCCAGGTCGTACCACTTGAAGTCGAAGCCCATGGAGAACGGACGGCCGAGCCGCACGCCCTTCGGCTCGCCGAACTCCGAGGCCTCCTCGAAGTCCTCGGACACCGGGTAGTAGACGCGCTCGACGTCGTTGGACACCCGGTAGCTGAGGAGCTGCACGAGGCGGCTCCGGTCGGCGTTGTTCATCGCCACGACGCGGTTGAACTCCCGCCACATGGCGTTGAGGTCGGCGCCGTCGGCGGTCTCCCTCAGGCGGAGGAGGTCCGCCTCCTGGTTGGTGCCCCGCTCGTAGCCCTTGACCTCGTCCGGCAAGAGCAGGAGCTCCATCTGGTCGTGGTAGGCGTTGGAGCCGGGCAGTGCGAGGTCACGGTCGAGAAGTTCGATCGTCATGCTCAGCCCCTTCCGAATCGGACGATGAGGCGCGTGGCCTCAACCGTTGCTCCGACCTTGATCTGGGTGCCAGACGCAGCTGCGCTGGTGATGGCACCGGTGGTGGTGTTGGCGGTGTACGCCGTGCCGGCGACCCCGGCGAACTCGACGAGCTCCCCGTCGGTCATGATGTCGAGGATGTCTCCGGCGGAGTGGTCATCGGGCATGCAGAGCACACCCACCAAGCCGGAGTTCCCAGCGCCTGCCACGATGCGACCGTTCACGTCGAGGCCGACTGCAACGGGTGCAGCGGCTCCGGAACGGTTTGCGGCGAGAGGCGCTCGGAAACCACCATCCACTCCATCGTACTTGTCGATGCGAGCCATGGATTTGCCTTCCTGTTCCCCCTTCGGGGAACGGTTGTGCTGAGGGCTTGTTCCCTCAGCTCTTGTTCTTCAACGCCGGGTACCGGTTGACGAGAGCTTCGTCGTTGGCCCGGTTCTTGCCCTTCTTCTTGCCGTTGAACTTGGACGGACTGGGCATCTCGCCGTCATCCTCTTCATCCTCATCCTTGGCCTTGAGCAGGTGGGGCTTGTCCTTCGCCAGGGCCTCGACGACCTCCTGCACGGACTCGACGTCGATGTCGATCTCCTCGGGGTTGTCCTCGTCCTGGTCAGCGTCGATCTCCGAACGCTTGACCAAGGCCACGGCCTCGTCCTCGTCGAGGAAGCCCAGCTTGCGGGCCGCCTTGGCGATCTCCTTGTCCACCTCGGTCCGGAGGAGCTTCGCAGCGATGCGCTCGGCCTTGGTCTTGGTGCTCGAGAGCTCCTCGTCCTTGGCCTCCGCTTCCGCGTCGTCCTCCTCCTTCTTCTTGGTGGTGCCCTTCTTGAGGCGGGCGATCTCGGCGTCCTTCGCCTTCTCCCGCTTCTCGGCAGCCTTGCGATCACGACGCTCCTTGCGGAGTGCCGACTTCAGGGCGGCGGTGTCGGGCGGCTTCGGCTTGGACTTCTCGTCCTCGTCGTCACCGTCGTCATCATCACCGTCGTCACCGTCATCGGTGCCGTCGTCATCCCCGTCATCGTCGTCACCATCGTCGTCGTCCTCGAACCCGAGGACTTCCTCCAACAGCTTCCACCACGGGACCTGCTCTTCTTGCATGGAACGCATCTCGCGTCCTTTCTGAGGCCTCTCGCCTCGGTTGCTCAAGTGGCCTCTGTGCCACCCGACTCGTTGGGCTTCTTCGCGTTGTTGCTCGCGTTGTCGTTGCCCGGGATCGTGTCCTTCTTGGGGTCGCCGCCAGCCAAAGCTGCGTTGTTGTTGTTGCCCAACATCTGCTGCAGCTTCAGGGCGCGTTCCTTCTCCTTGAAGATCTGGTCTTCCATCTCCTCGTCGTTCGGGAAGATGTAGCCCAACTTGGCCATCTCGGCCCTGAAGTACTTCGCCGAGATCACGTCTCGGTCCTTCATGTTGTTGAGCTCGTTGAGCTTCTCCTTGCGAGACTCCGGCAGCTTGTCACCGATGGAGATCTCGAGCTCATCCGTGAAGAGCTGGCCCTCGTGGACATCGTGCCATTTGCGCCAGTTGTAGAAGAGCTGCTCGAGGTTGTCCAGGCCATCCTGGTCACGGGTCTCGATCTTGGCGAGGGTCGGCATGAACTTGATCGCCATGGCCACACCCGACTCGGCGGTCAGCACATCCACCTGTGAGGGGCGGAATGTCGCAGATGCCTCGTAGAGCCCATCAGCCAGCATCTGGATGTGGTCCTGCATGGGCTTGACCGATCCCACACCTTCGACCCGCTTGAAGAAGGTGCCGCCCGGCGTCTCGAGCACCCGACCCGGGCCGATGATCCAGGGCTCCTCTTCACCCGCTTCATTCACGGGCGGCTGCGCATCGGTTGCGTAGACACCGAGACCTTCCAGGGCCAACGCGACATCTTCGTCGGTCACGCTCTGGTTGATGCTCTGGATGAGCTGCTCGAAGCCTCGCAGTTCTGACGACCCGAAGGGGTTCTCGACGTCATCCAGGTTCTTGAAGTGGAAGACGGGGATCGTGTCGATGCGAGGGTCGAGCTTGGTGTCGGTCATGAAGATCTGAACGACCTTGGCGGCCTTGCCCTTCCACCAGCCCTCGACCTCGTAGAGCCCCTCGCTCATCCAGACCATACGACCGTTCGGGCCGAACTCGTACATGTACCGGAGCCGCTTGATCCGGGGCTTGCCGTCCTCGCCCTCCCACTGCGTGACGATGTCCATGCCCAGCAGCTTGTCGATGTCATCGTCGTCCCAGATCGGGAAGACCGACGCAGGATCGAGGCCGTTGATGGAGAGCCGGGAACCAACGGGCTTGTTGGGGTCAGCCGTGAGGTGGAAGTAGGCATCACCTCGGCGCACACCCGCCAGCTTGTTGGTGTGGAACTTCGACATGAACTTCTCACGCTTGAAGAACGCGTCGAGCGCCTGCTTGAAGGGTGACTCGCCCTCACCCGATTTGGGAGCGATACGGAGGCCCTTGAGGAGGAAATGAGACGTGCTATCGACGATCGTGCGAGGGGTCGGGAGATAAACCGGATCCCGGTCGTCGGCCAACATCAGCTTCAGTGCCTTGCGGTAGTTCCAGTACAGCTCGTCGTACACCCCGTACGATTGGACCCTTTCCCGCTCGGTCTCTGGCGCCCACATGGGCTCTTCGACGAAGAAGGGCACCAAGTTCGCGTAGGGCGTGTAGATGTTGTCATCAGAGCTCATCGAGAAACCTTCACCTTGTGCTGGCGGCTACCGCGTCGATCTTCTTGCACGACCCCATGGTACCCCTTCATGAACCGACCGAGGGCCTCAGGACCGTGATTGTCCTTGTCCATGGGGAGTTCACTGTCGTTGGAGGTTGCCTCAGCCTTGTGCTTCGGCCACCGGTAGCCCTCACGGCACTCCCAGGCAAGGCGGGTGCAGCTGCGGTCGATGACCAGGGCGGGCTTCTGATCCTCGGGCTTGGCGTGTTCGGGCCGAGGCTTCATGGCCGAGCGAATGAGTGCCAGGCGGTCCTTGAGTGGACCCCCGGTGTTGGAACGAGCGGGGACTCTCAGCATGCGCTGCAGGGTCGCCGTGTCGTCAGGCTCAGCAGGGTCGGGGTAGAACGCGAGCAGCTTGTCGACCAGCGGATGAGTCTTGAGCGTGTACTCGGCGATTTCGTACGTGTCCTTGAGCGTGATGTAGTGCTCGCCCAAGACGTAGGTGTTGTTCCACTCGTCGACCTGGATCCAAAGCCACACGAACGGGTTGGTGTAGCCATAGTCACAGGCAGCGTAGAGCGGCCAGGCGGGGTTGTACTGCAGGTCGGCGAGGTGGATGTCGTCGTCCCACTCCTTGATGACTCGGCCAACCTTCTCGACGAACTCCCCACCGTACTGCCGGTCGAACTCGTCCTTGGTGAGGTCGTCCTCGGCCTCCAGGATCTCAGGGTCGGTGCGCCCACCCGGAAACACCACCGTGTTCGTCCAAGAGGGCTTCTTCCAGCTCATCCAGGGCAGGCGTGAGCTGTCTTGGCCGCGTGAGTACCCCCAGTAGAGCAGCGAGGTGTCCGTAGCGATCTCAGGCACCCCCGTCATCATCGACCAGCCTCGCTTGTCCGAGAGCGCAGGGCGAATGTACTGAGTGAACACGGTACGAGTGAGGCGGCCCGCCTCGACCAGGAGGACAAAGTCGAGCCCCTCACCCACCAGGGATTCTGGGTGAGCTGCGGATCGGCACTGAACGTCCCAACCCCAGTTCGTGGCGATGTGCATGTTGCCATTGTCAACGTTGTTGACGAACTTGCTGCTGATGTCCTCGATGCCGAGGGCCTTCAGCGAGTTGTAGATGACTCGGAACTCTTTCTCGCAGTCCGTGTAGTTCGGCCCGACGATCCAACCTCGCTGGGGTTCACCCAGGCGATTCTTCACGTACGCAGTGGCTTCCGCTTCTCGGGCACCCAAGAAGGTCTTGCCCCAGCGCCGGCCATTCGAAAGCGCACGGTGGCGATGCCGGTCGTACTGGATCTCGACCTGAGCGTCGTGGGGCACGTATCCAACACCCTCAAAGTACCGGGATTTGTCGAAAACCTTTGGAAGCTGCTCGAACTCCATGCTCAGGTACCGTTCGCGTTCAGGAAAGCCAGGACATCCTCTGGCGGGATGTTGCTCAAGGCAGTGGTATGGTTGCCCGTTACCGAAACTGCTGAAGCAGTTCCACCGATAGCGGTAGCCACATCAGTAACGGTCGAGGGGATTACGGTCGTGTCGGATGCGCCATACCAGGCCTTGTAAGCGAGTCCCACCAGATCAGTACCCGCGTAGGTATGGGGATTTCGCGTAGCGCCGTAGACAGCTTCAGACCACCCACCTGAATAAGCCCCGTTGATGGAGCTCGCCAAGAGGGCTCGATTGTTGGTGTGGATATCAGTGACATCCGAGACCGGGGTAAGTCCGACGATGGCCGCAACCTGGGAGGGGTTGGCTCGAGCCCAGTTCGCAACAGCCAAGCCGCCCATGGATCCCCCGATCAAAGCCACCTTGCCCGCTTTTGCTCCGAGGTGACTCTTCAGGTATTCGACCCCGTCAGACATGAGGCTCATGCACGCAGCATTACCCCAGGTGTCACCTCCTCCGTAGATCGAAAGCACTGAGTAACCGGCTTGAGCCAGGGTACGAGTGATGTTGCCGATCGCAAAGGGCCAAGAGAGGACAGGCTGCAACTCATTGGCGGTAGCGCCGTGCATGAACAGCACGCCCATCTTGGGCTCAAACGTGGGTACCTGAGAGGGGGTCAACGAGGTCCAGTACTCGGTACCTCCCGCAGTTCCCAGCAACGAAGTAACCTTGACTCCATCCAGGGTCAAAGAACCGAAGGTTCCTCGATCCGGGTAGATCGTTCCAGAGGACTGAACAACCGAGAAACCGCTGTTGCTCAGCGGGGGTCGGATGGTCAGAGTCTTGCTGATGGCTCCAATACCTGTGTACGAGCCCGGCAAGATGACCACCACCGCTCCGGGAGTTGCGTCAGCGATCGCCAAGGACAACGTGGTCGGCGAGTCGATCGACAGGCCGCTACCGCCTCCGGTGGGCGAGGCATACCGAGAACCAGCCGGAAGTTCTTCCGGGGCTGGTACGATACGCCCGACTCGGCCAGGAGCTACCACCCGGACCAGCCCTGGGCCTCGTCGACCAAGACCTGCTCGTCGACCTGTGCTGCCTTGGCGGCCTCGGACACCGTTACCGCTTCCACGACCGCAGCGTAGGTGGCGATGACACGATGGGCATCTTCCTGGTAGCTCCCTGCCAGACCGGTGAACTCGGCCACCGTGGGAACACGGTAGTGGATGGTCTCGGTTTCCGTCGTGGTGCGGACATCATCCACGACCGGGTAGGAGTCGGGGTTGAGCCGGATCGCCGGGTCAACGTCCTCTGGTGCCCAAGACCTCCAGAGGATTTCTCCACTGAGGTCATCCACGCACTCGATCAGCACGCAGTCCGGGTACCGCTCATCCTCGTTGTCAACAATGCGAATCATGCGACCCCCCAGAGTCGGTATTGGCGATCTCCCGACCCAGCGGGCGAGAGGGTGGTTGGAGCCGGAAATGCTGAGGCCTGATATCGAGCAAAGCCGTGTCCTCCCAGGGTTGAGGCTGAAGCCGCAGAACCAAAGGATGTTGCAGTGGCATTGTCCC